GATGAATTTGACATGGGAGAGATTGATACCTCTCCAGTCGACGAGATGGATGCCAAGTATCAAGCGTTGATTGATAAGGTGAAGGAGCTGGCCGACCTTTTTAAATATGGGTTTAAAATTGGCTTTGGCGACACATCAGTCCTGGATAGCATCCAGTCTTCGATTGATGGAATTAAGAAAAGCCTGAAGGATATTTTTGCGGATCCGGCAGTAAAGAAAGCCGCCGACAACTTTGCGAAACAGTTCTCGTATAACCTGGGGAAGATAGCTGGAAGCTTTGCCTCTGTGGGGGCCACGATTGCCGATAACCTGCTGGGCGGAATTGACAAATATCTACAGCAAAATAGTCCCAGGATAAAAGATTTCCTGGTATCAATGTTTGATATCGGAAGTGATATATCTATGATATCTGGTCGCTTTTCGGAGGCCATTGCGGATATTTTTTCCGTGTTCCGGAGCGATGCAGCAAAACAGATTACCGCCGATATAATAGCTATTTTCTATGATGGTTTTATGGGGGCGCTTGAATTGGGAGGCGCTTTCGGCCTTGATATTCTGGATTTAATAACAGCACCAATTATCGAAAACAGCTCTGAATTTAAAGAAGCGTTCAATGGAATTTTGGAGGCGGTTCAGGCTATAACAGGTTCAATCAGCGAGACGTTTTCTAAGTTTGTAGACACTGTATTAGATGTATACAACAAAAATATTTCGCCATTAATTAAAAGTGTCAAAACAGGTCTATCCGAGATTGTGAAAACATTCCTGGAAGCATTTAACACTCATATTCTTCCGGTTATTCAGTATGCAGCAGAGCGTTTTGCTGAATTTAATACAAGCACTTTACAGCCGCTTATAGAGAAGTTCGGCGAGTTTGCCGGAAAGGTAACAGAGTGTATACAGACGGTTTGGGAGACAGTCTTACAACCCTTCATCACTTGGTTTATCAATAACATAGCACCAATAATCGCCAGCAACCTCAAAACTGCTATAGATAATTTTTTTGCTTTTTTAGATAGTGTTTCGGAGGTAATCAGCAATGTTTTGGATGCCCTTGGAGGTCTATTAGATTTTCTGATAGGAGTTTTTACCGGGGATTGGGAACGGGCTTGGGATGGAATTAAGCAATTCCTTTCGTCTTGTTGGGAAGCTATGAAGGCCTTGGTTCGAGTTGCCTTTGATGCAATTAAATTATGTATTGACACGGTACTCAATACTATAAAAGGTCTTTGGGGACTGATTTGGAATAATATAAAGTCCTTCGCGGAAGAAACCTGGAATGCCATTAAGAATAAAGCTTCGGAGATATTTGAGGCAATTCGAGATAAGCTTTCCGAAATCTGGGACAATGTCCGTTCCACAATAGAAGACAAATGGAACGCTATTAAAGAGTGGTTTGAGGACATCTGGCAGAAAATCAAGGACGTCTTCAAACTGGACGAAATGGTGGAAATCGGTAAAGGCGTCATGAATAAACTCTGGGATGGCTTAAAAGCAGTCTGGGATGAGATTACGGGATGGCTTTCTGGGATCGTGGATACGGTTAAACAGATCTGGCAAGACGTTTGTGACACCGTAAAAGACATTTTTAAGAAGTCCAAAGAAGCAGAGGACAGAGATAGTGACAGTGGTAGCAAATCTAAGAAGAGCGGCGGCAGTCGTGGCTCCTCCACCGGTCCGGCCAGCGAGATTTCCGGGCATGCCAGCGGTGGGTTCCCGAAGTCGGGCCAGATGTTTGTGGCGCGTGAAGACGGAATCCCCGAGATGGTAGGCAAATGGGGAGGCCGCGCAGCCGTGGCCAATAACATGCAAATCACACAGGGTATTACCCAGGCAGTACAAAGTGGCATGCGGAGTGCAATTGCGCCGTTGGTATCCACAATGACAAATGCGGCCAATCATGCAGCTCCGCCGCTTGCAATGGTCGGTAGCACAGTACCTGTATATTCCCAGGAAGACAGGATGCAGGAGATGGTAAACCGGGCTGTCGCAATGACATCTGGAACAGACAACTCAAGCGAGCAGCATTTGGCTATCATGGTGGAACTGCTGAAAAAGATAATCGAACTAATTGAGAATCTGGATTTGGTGGTCAACATCGACATCCGGGAAATCCGGAAGAAACTAAAGGACTTAGAGAAGCGCACAGGCTATGGATTTACGTAAGGAGGCGGTGAGATGGCAGTAATCACAATCAATGGCCGAGAGTTTCCCGCCCCTGATATTGGCGGAAACCTGGTAGTGGCTACGAACGTAAGTGACGGGAAAAACGCAAATGGCGAGTTCGTCGGGCAAAAGGTGGGCCGGGACCAGTATAAGTTTGACGCTCTGCAATGGAAGTTTCTGGACGCTGCTATCTGGTCCGCTATGTTGCAGGAGTTTGACAAGTTTGTGGTAACAGCCCGGATACCTGACATGGTACATAATAATTGGATAACGATTCGGATGTATCCCGGGAATCGGACAGCTACGCCGATAGAGTTTGATTTCTGGGGCCTCCCGACGAGGTACCGAGACTGCAAGGTAAACATTGTGGATTGTGGGGTGATGGAGTAATGCAGGCGTGCAGCCAAGCCTATAAAGCGGAAATGAAAAAGGAATATCGTAACCGTTCCTACATGCGAGTGACAATCGGTTTGATTAACCAGGAAGCCCAGGCTTCCGCTTTTGTTCCGGATCCGACCAATTATGCCTACTACAGTAATCTAAAATGGCCCCTGGACAATTATTCGGTGTCTGAACTATACGCCACCTGTGATGAAGATTACAGCACGGTGGATGGCAGCATGTATTTTCTACCCCGCCGTCGGCAGGACATAGTGTTAAATGCAGGTATTGTAACAGAGGAGCTGTCGGGGAGTATTCTGATTCGTTTTCCGATACAGTACAATATCAAGGGGGTGACTGTGGAGTTTGGCAAGGCGTATCCAGTAGATTTTACGATTGAATCCGACAACAACACGGTGGAAATAGCTGGGAATGCGTCTGGACATTTTGTAACAGAGGAGATATTTACGGCGGCTACTTTCCTGCGATTTACGCCGTCAGTCATGGTCAACGGCCAGAGCCGGTTCCGCATTCATCGGCTGACAATGGGGATCGGCATTTACTTTGATAATAAAAAAATCAAGTCAGCCAGCAAGAAGGAGCATATCAGCCCTGTATCAGAGGAATTGCCGACGATTGATTTTGACCTGACGGTGGAGAACAAAGACCGCGCCTATGATGTGGAGAACAGCGAGAGTACGGTGAATTTTTTGGAGCCGGGGCAGGAGATATCGGTGTTGTACGGGCAGGAGTTGGATGACGGGACCGTGGAGTGGTTGCCAGGAGCTACAGTATCCCTAAAAGAATGGTCTGCGGATGACGAAGAAATGAGTTTTTCTGCGTCCGATCGTTTTGATGGAATGAACGAGACATATTATAAGGGACTGTACCGGGAGTCTGGTATTAGCCTGTATGATTTGGCCACAGATGTGTTTGACGATGCTGGCGTGGATTACCGGACGTACTGGTTAGACCCATACCTGAAGGATGTACTGGTAAAAAATCCTATGCCGGTTGTTACACACAAAGAAGCACTGCAGATTATTGCTAATGCCGGCCGGTGCATCCTGTATCAGGACCGCTCCGGAGATATTTATTTGAAATCTAGTTTTATTCCGGATATGGTTGCCAACTCAGACAATGAAACCTATTTTTCACATGCCGGCGCCGTTTTAAATGGAGCAGATAAGGCGGACTACGCGATGCCCGTCCGGAACTATTCGGACGCAAGGCCGACACAATATTTTCTGCCCCGGCAGGCTGAGGGAACTGCTTACTTGGATACCGGTTATATATCGGAGGAAACAGCTGATGAGAATGGACTGTTTTCGGAGAATCCAACCATTACCATTGTTTTGGAGGCTGCGTTTAAATGCTTCGGCCTGACGATGGGATTTGGGCGAAATCATCCAGAGCAGATGATATTTCATGCTTATTATAATGACGAGCTTCGGGAAAGCTACAGTGTAACCGTATTGGAGGCGTTATCGGTTATTAGTCATGAATTTACAGAGTTTGACAGGCTGGTCCTGGAATTTACCAGAGGCTGCCCGGATAACAGGGTTGTGCTGAATCATATTTCTTTTGGTGACAGCACAGATTATGTGCTGGAATATGGCCATGAGCTGACGAAGACACCGAAGGGAACACAGGTAGAGAAAACCAGGGAGCTGCAGGTGCTGCGGACACTGTACAATCCGGGCGGAGAACCGAAGGAGCTGGCGAAGGAAACCATTACGTTATCCGCGATAGACAACCGATATACCTTCTATTTCTCGAACCCGTCTT